TCACTATACAACACTTTTAGAAACGTAAAATCTAAACTCAAAGAACTTATATGAAACTAGGAGATAAATTAGAATATATAATAAACATCATTACATTTGGTAAAGGCAAAGACATTGCTCAATGGATAGCAAAGAAATTAGGTTATGATGACTGTGGGTGTGAGGATCGTAAGAATTATTTAAACAATATCACAAGAGATGATACAACTAAATAAACAAGAGTATAACAGTTGGACTAAATTTAAGTCTGTCAAAAGCTCACAAATAAACAAAAAGGAACAAGACCTGATAGCAAAGATACATAGCAAACACTTTAATCACGATTTTTATTATCCCTGTAGTTGTAGTCCGAAAGAATGGAATAGGTGGATACAAGATATAAATATAATTTATGACAATGGGTTTAGAAACAATAAATAAGTTTGAAAGGATAGTCGTAAAGTTCTTAAATGAGTTTGAGGATTGGAATTTAAAATGGTCAGAGGGTAAATACGAACATTACGATGCTTCTGGTTATACACCCAAAGGACATCCTTGTTGTATAGAGATGAAGTTTAGAAACAAATATTATAAAGACAAACTACTCGAAAAATACAAGTATGACAAACTGATGGAGATGGATACTGAAATTGTCAAGCTCTATTTTGTTTCTGATCCAAAGGGTACTTATTTGTATTGGATAAACTACTTAGAGATGCCAGAGGTCAAAGAGTTGTATTGTCCTGATACTACATTCTGGACTAAAAAGAAAAAACTGAAACAGGTGTATTTACTTACAGAAGATATGGCATCAATCGTGCATAAAGAGTAGTTATTAGATATTGTCAATTAATATTTGTATATTGTCAACAAAAGTATAATTATGTATTACAAGTGTCAAACAAAAGAAAAATTAAATTCATATTTAAATAACCCAGATTTTATTATATACGATGTGTATGGAGATAAACCTAATTCAAAAAATTACAAACTTGGTTTGGGTAGTTGGGTAGTGTCAGGATATTTTAACTCTGAATATAACTAGGTTTGTTCGCATGGCGAACATAACCGATTAACAAAAAAAAACATTATGGGAAAAAACAATCATCATCCAATAGAAAATCAAGTGATGGACTATTGTAGAAAGAAAATACAAAAAGAAGAAGAAGTAATTAAATATGTAGAAGATAACAGATATATATTAGAAAGACTTGGATATGAGATCAAAAAACTATCTGACATATCTGAATGATAATTATTTCTTTGAGGTTGGGTATATAAAAAAAGAAAGCAAACTTAAAAACTTACAGATGAAAAAACAATACAATCAGGGCAGAAGTCCAAAACAAGAAGAACAGACATACCAAACATTAAAACTTGCATTTATATTATTTGTAATATCAATGAGTGCTTATGGCTTTGTTAGTATATGGATGTAAAAGAGAAACAAAAGTTTGAGCTAGCATTCAATTATATTGGTGGTGCTATGGCTAATGCTTTTGAAAAAGCAAGTCCAGAAAGAAAAAAACAAATAGGTTTATTTATAAGTTGCATCAATCAGATGTATAAATATACCAACAGAATAGAAACAGAATTAATATTAAAAGAAACAAATAATGATACAACTTTTGGACGGAAAAAATTACTCCAAGAAAGAATTGCTCAAAAAAATGGTAGATGATACATTCTACTACGGAGAACTAAACAAATTAGCTTTGAGCAGTTCATCACTTAAACTCTTATTATCAAGTCCTAAAACATATAAGTATGTAACGGAGTATGGCAGTCCTGAGACACAACCACTCCGAGATGGTAGGTTGGTACATCAAGCGATCCTAGAACCACAAAAATTTAGTGAACAGATATTTGTAAATGTGTCATCTAAGAACACAAAGACATACAAAGAAGCAAGAGAAAAATATGGTGAGGTATATACAAGAGCAGAAAAAGAAAATGCAGAGAAAATAGCAGATGCTTTCTTTAAGAATGAACACGCACTAAAACACATTACAGACTGTGAGTTTGAGGTATCAGGCATTGGTACGATACAAGGTTATCCATTCAGAGGTAAAGCAGATGTCTTGAAAAAAGATGGCATCGTAGATATAAAGACCACAACAGACATAAAAGGTTTTCCATATTCAGCAAAGAAATATTCTTACGATGTTCAATGCTACATATACTGTCAGCTCTTTGATGTAACATATTTAGACTTCAAGTTTGTAGTTATAGACAAAGGATCACTAGACATTGGGGTATGGAATTGTTCAGAGGAGTTTTATTTGGAAGGGGAACGAAAAACAAAAGAAGCAATACAAATATTTGAAAAGTTCTTTATTGAAGGACAAGACATAGATAATTATATAATAGAAGGAATATTATGAAAACAACCAAAAACATATTTGGTTTCCCAACTGAAGAAATAATGCAGATTTTAAGAAAAAACAACAATAACAAAATATATTATAAACGTTCAAAAAAAGCAGTAAAAAAATATATTTTAGATGCTGATATAAATTACAAAGAGAAAAAAAGTTTATTTAAAAAATTTAGAGAATCAGAATGGTTTTATGACAAAATACATATTGACATTAGAGATAGTTCACCACAATATTTTGAAGAAAGAGTTAGCATACAGTTTTACAGAGAAGAATTAAGTTTTAGTGGAGAATTTTATCCTACACAATTATACACAGACAGAATATCATTTGAAGTTAACAGACAAAATGATTATAAATGGCTAATTGATTGTGTTGAAACTGAAATAAAAAATAAAAAATATTTTTTAGATTTACAAAATTTGTTTTTTTGGATTTTAGAAAAAAAGGACACTTATAATAAACACCAATTTATTAGGTCAATACGTACACAAAATCAATTAGAAAAAGAATTAAATGAATGGAAAGAGCGTTTATATGAGGGTAGAATTAAAGTCATATCAAAAAAAGAAAAAAAAGATATAGAAAAACAAAAAGAAGAGGTAATAAATAAAAAAACATATATACTAAAAGATAAAAATACAGGATATTATAAAATAGGTAGATCTTCAAACCCTCTTGACAGAGAAAAAACATTACAATCAGAGAAACCTACATACGAGCTAATTAAAATATTTAATAATGACATAGAAACAAAACTACACAAAAAGTATAAGAAACAAAATGTAAGAGGAGAGTGGTTTGATTTATCCAAGATACAACTCAAATATATATGCACAAATTATAAATAATATGAGTAAAGCAGATAAGATAGCAAAAGAAATAAACAAAATAGCAAAGGTAGATGTATTCCAGAATACAAGAAAAAGAGAAGTAGTAGAAGCAAGATCATTACTATCATTCATATTATACAAATACGAAAAGATGACACTACAAGAAATAGGCAATCTGTTTAAAGAAAAAGGTAGGTCAGGTAATCATACAACAGTATTACACTCAATCAAGAGCTTTGAAACACATAAAAAATACAATAGTCAAATACAAGACTGGTTGTTAGACATCACACTTAAACTCAAAGACATAAACAACGATGCAAAGAGAGAGTTTATAAAACACAAAGTAAACTTTCTAAAAAATAAAGATGTAGATAAGATTGCAAAGCAAGTAGATAAAATGACACAAAATAAATGATCAAGGAAAAATATTTTGTAAAATCGATTAAAAAAGAATTGTGTAAAGAATGGTTGTTATATAAACATTATGCAAGAAGATTACCCCCAATATCTTATTCATTTGGATTATTTGATAATGAAAAATTACAAGGCATATTGACAATAGGTAAGCCTGCAAGTAATGCTTTATGTGTTGGTGTTTGTGGTAAAGAAAATAAAAAATATGTTTATGAACTCAATAGATTATGTGTAAATGAGGGTTTATTGAAAAATGTTTTGAGTTTTTTTTTATCAAAATGTTTAAAAATGTTAGATAAAATGATATTAGTAAGTTACGCAGATACATCACAAAATCACTATGGTTATATTTATCAAGCTACAAACTGGATTTATACAGGATTATCAGCCAAAAGAACAGAAAGATATGATCCCTCACAACCAAACAAACATAATAAAACTGTTACAGACAATAAAAATTATAAGTATCAAGATCTAGCAGTAAGAGAAAGACCACAAAAACATAGGTACATATATTTTATTGGAAGTAAAAAACAAAAAAAACAATGGATTAAAGAGTTGAATTATACAATACAGAAATATCCTAAAGGACAAAACAGAAAATATGATGCAAGTTATAAAATTAGTGTGCAAAAAGAATTGTTTTAAAAAATGAAAATTCTTAATCTATACGCAGGTATTGGTGGTAATAGAAAGCTATGGGGAAACACACATCACATAACTGCTGTAGAAAATGTAGAAAAGATTGCTGACATTTACAAAGACAATTTTCCTAAAGATAAAGTTATTGTTACTGATGCACACGAATACTTACTTGATCACTATAAAGAGTTTGATTTTATTTGGAGTTCTCCCCCCTGCCCAACACACTCTACTACAAACTATTTCACACAAT